TAAGACAGATAGAGATGAACTTTATGCAAATAGAGTTAACCCAATCAGTACATTCCCTGGTCAAGGTGCAGTTCTATTTGGTGATAAGACAGCACTTAGCACACCTAGTGCATTCGATAGAATCAACGTTCGTCGTCTCTTCATTGTTGTTGAAAAAGCAATTGAAGAAGCTGCTAAGGCACAACTCTTTGAACTCAATGATGAGATTACAAGAAATGTCTTTAAAGGAATTATTGAACCATTCCTACGTAACATTCAATCAAGAAGAGGTATTACTGATTTCTTAGTTGTATGTGACGGATCAAATAATACTTCTGCAGTTATAGATAACAACGAGTTCGTTGCTGATATTTACATCCAACCAACACGTTCTATTAACTACATTACTTTGACATTCGTTGCTACCAGAACTGGTATCAGCTTCTCTGAAGTAGTTGCCAGCTAAATAACAAAAAGGAGTTAATAACAAACAATGCCTAACATAATAGAATTCAAATCTAGATTGAATGGTGGTGTAAGACCTAACCTGTATGAAGTTGAAATAAACTTCCCAGTCGGTGTAGGTGATCAAGGATCATTGACTGAGCAATCAAGTTATCTTTGTAGATCTGCGTCTTTACCAACACATTCACAGGGACTTATAGAAGTCCCATTCCGTGGAAGATTTCTTAAGATTCCTGGAGACAGAACGTTTGAAGCATGGACTGCTACATTCTATAATACAGAGGACTTTAATCTAAGAGCTGCATTTGAACAGTGGATCAACTTAGGTAACCAAGTAGATGAAAACATTGGTGCTGTCTCTGGATTAGAAAACCTAATGAGGGAAATCTACATTAGACAGTTATCTAAAGATTCTTCTAGTAAAAAAGGAGTAGGAACAACTACTACTGATATTGGAGGTAAGAACAAAGTTCTTAGAGTGTACAAACTTATAGGTGCATGGCCAACTTCTGTTGGATCAATTAACGTTGCTTTTGATAGTAATGATGCTCTAGAAGAGTTTGATGTTGAGTTCCAATTCCAGTATCTTGATGCTGATGCACCATTAGCACGTAAGGGTGGTGGAGAAGATAGTGAAGGTAAACCAACTGCTACAGGATGGTTATCTTCAATTGCTACTTAATCAAGCTGGCTAAATAGTTACACGGTAAATACAATTTAATTATGGCAACTTTATTTGGGTTCTCTATAAAAGATAAAGACCCCAAACTTAAGGCAAAGGGTGCTGCATCTCCAGTACCTCCAGTAGATAATGACGCAACATCCACTATTACTCCTTTTGGTGGATGGTTTGGTCATTATGTGGATCTTGATGACTCGAAAAAGAGAGACGAAATAAATTTAATACGTCGTTATAGACAGATGGCACTGCAACCTGAGGTTGATAGTGCTATCGAAGATATTACAAACGAAGCGATAGTTTCAGATAAAGATGATAGTCCAGTAGAAGTAGAGCTATCAAATCTAGAAGCATCGGAAGGAATAAAGAACAGTATTAGAAAAGAGTTTGATCATATAAAGAAACTCTTAGATTTAGATAAAGCAGCACATCAAATATTCAGAAGATGGTTTATTGATGGTAGAATGTTCTACCATAAAGTAGTAGATCTGGAAGATCCAGCTAAAGGTATATTAGAGTTACGTTGGATTGATCCTCTTAAAATTAAGAAGCTCCGTATTGTGGAAAAACCACCTATGGATGCTGACCAGTTCATGAAATATGATTATGGTAAGACCACAGAATTTTATATTTACAACGAGAAGGGTGTAAACAATACCAACCAAGGTATTAAAATTGCAAATGATGCTATAACATATGTTACCTCTGGTGTAAAAGATCAAGGTAAAAATATTGTATTGAGTTATTTGCACAAAGCAATCAAGTATCTTAACCAGTTAAGAATGCTTGAAGATAGTATTGTTATCTATAGATTATCACGTGCACCAGAAAGAAGAATATTCTACATTGATGTAGGTAATCTTCCAAAGATAAAAGCGGAACAATATCTTCGTGATGTCATGTCTCGCTACAGGAATAAGTTAGTATATGACTCAAACACTGGTGAGATCCGTGACGATAAAAAGCATATGAGTATGCTTGAAGATTTCTGGTTACCACGTAGAGAAGGTGGACGTGGAACTGAGATCACAACTTTACCTGGTGGACAAAACTTAGGTGAGTTAACAGATATCAAGTACTTCCAAACACAGTTATACAAAGCATTAAACGTACCACCATCAAGATTAGAAAGTGATAAATCATTTGATCTTGGTAAGTCAGAAGAGATTAATAGAGATGAGATTAAATTTACAAAGTTTGTAGGTCGTCTCCGCAAGAAGTTCTCTGATCTTTTACATGATTTATTGAAGACCCAACTAATCCTCAAAGGTGTTATCACACCTGATGATTGGGAGGAGATGAAGGAGCATATCCAATATGATTACCTCTATGATAATCATTTCTCTGAGTTAAAAGATTTAGAGATGCTCCAGAAAAAGATGGAAGTTCTAAATGAACTTGATCTTTATGTTGGAAAATACTTCTCACAAGATTATGTTATGCGACAGTTACTCCAGTTTACGGAGCAAGAAATAGTCGAGATGAGAGAGCAGATAAATAGTGAGATAAAGATGGGTCTAGTTATGGATCCAGTGGCTCAACTTGGTTCGGAAATTGAAACAACTGAACTAGATCAAGAGCTTCAAAAGGCACAGATTGATCAAATAAAGAATCCAAAATTGCCACCAAGTAACAAAAACACTAAATAACACTGAGGTTTTACTATGGAAACTACAAAAATAGTTGATCTTATTATGAAAGATCACCTTTCAGATGCATCCGATGCAGTGAAAGATGTCATTATGAATAAAGCTGCCGAGATATTAACTCTTGAAAAAGAGAAAGTCGGAGCTGATATGTTTGCTCATTTAGATCCAGCAAATGCTGAAGATCCTAATGATACCGAAGTGACTACTGCTTCCTCTGATGAACCAGAGGTTGATACAACCGAAGTCCCTGCACCTGAAGAAAATGAAACTAATAACTGAACAAATCGAAGAAGTAAAATTTCTAACTGAGGATAATGATGGTAAGAAGAACCATTATATCCAAGGTGTATTTTTGCAAGGTGAAATTAAAAATAGGAATGGTAGAGTATATCCTATTGACATTCTTGAAAGAGAAGTTGGTAGATATAATGAGCAAAACATTGCTAAGAATCGTGCTTTAGGTGAGCTAGGACATCCAGAAGGACCAACAGTCAATTTGGATAGAGCTTCACATAAAATTGAATCACTCGTAAGAGAGGGAAACAATTATATCGGTAAAGCAAAATTATTAGATACACCAATGGGTCAGATTGCAAAATCTCTCCTAGATGAGGGTGTATCATTAGGCGTTTCTTCTAGAGGAGTTGGTTCTCTAAGAGAAATGGGCGGTGCAAATTACGTACGTGATGACTATCAGTTAGCAACTGCTGCTGATATTGTGGCAGATCCATCTGCTCCTGATGCTTTTGTAGAAGGTATCATGGAAGGAAAAGAATGGGTTTGGGATAATGGATTATTAAAAGAGCAGGAAATTTCTTCAATAAAGAAAGGAATTGATGCTGCTACGCTATATAATCTTGAAGAGCGTAAGATTTCCGCATTTGAACAGTTCTTGAAAGGACTGTAATTATAAATAAATTCAGAATCAATATCTATTGTTTTTAAGGAGTATTAATATGTCAGCATCAGTTGACCAGAAATTTGAAACATTCGTCGAAGAGAATCTCTCCGAACGCCAAGTCACTGATGGTGCTGGCAAAGCAGATGGTATGGAAAAAGTTTCCGTTCCTGCACCGCAAGATGCTTCGATAGAAAATTTGGGAGGTCCGACCAACCAAAATTATAAGAACGATGATAACTCATCGAAAATTGCCAATAAAGGCACAACAGCAATAAAAGGAAATGCTGTTAACAAAAACGCTGGTGCTGCTGAAGGGAAACCTGCTGGCATCACTAAAGCAGAAGAAGTTGAAACCAAAGGAGAAGTCGTTGAAGAGGAGATTAATGTCGATGACGATGTTAAAGCTCTTTTAACTGGCGAAGAACTCTCTGAGGAATTCAAGGCAAAAACAAAAACTATCTTTGAAGCTGCTATCAAGAGTAAGATCTCTGAGCAGAAGAAAAAGTTAGAAGAAGAATTTGAAAAGAAATTATCTGAAGAATTGGAAGCAGCTAAAACTGAACTTTCAGAGAAAACAGATAAGTTCCTTTCTTATGTTGCCGAAGAGTGGAAAAAAGAAAATGAAATTGAAATCCACAAAGGCATCAAACTAGAAATGTATAACTCCTTCATGGATGGCATGAAGAAGCTTTTTGAAGAAAATTATGTACAAATCCCTGAAGAAAAATATGATGTTCTTGAAGAGATGACTAACAAACTTGATGAAATGGAAGAGAAGCTCAATGAGCAGATTGAAAAGAACGTCTCACTCAACGGTCAAATTAATACTCGCACACGTGAGTCATTAATTGCCGAAGTATCCAAAGGTCTAGCTCAGACACAGGCAGAGAAGCTTGCTTCACTTGCTGAGTCAGTTGAGTTTGAATCTGAGGAATCCTTTAAGGAGAAACTAGATACTCTCAAGGAAAACTATTTCCCTAAAGAGAAAGTTTCTACACCTAAGGAAGATGTAGCTACAGGAGATGTCGCAGCACCTGCAGAAGGTCCTATGGCAGCTTATGTAAAAGCAATCTCCCAATGGCAATAAATTATTAACCTATTAATCTACGGAGAAAAAAAACAATGACATTAGGTATGTCAAAGGTTCTTCAAGAGAAGTGGGCACCTGTTCTTGATCACGGTGATCTTCCAAAAATTGAAGATAACTACAAGAAAGCTGTTACCTCTATCCTCTTAGAGAACCAAGAAAAAGTAATTAATCAGGAACGTCAGATCCTATCTGAAGCAGTTCCTACAATGAACACAGACCCAGGCGGTACAGGAAATCCTGGTTTTAGTTCATCTGGAGATCAGTCAGTTGCTGGTTTCGACCCTGTTCTAATCTCTTTGATTAGACGTGCAATGCCTAACTTGGTCGCATATGACCTTGCTGGTGTTCAACCAATGAATGGTCCTACTGGACTAATCTTCGCAATGCGTTCACGTTACACTAATCAGAGTGGAACTGAAGCATTATTCAACGAAGCAGATACAGCATTCTCTGGACAAGATTCTGGATTCGACAATACTAACGGCATGACAAATGCTGCTGTTGGTCTTGGTACAACCGCACAGAGTCCTGCTTCAGATGGTAATCCATCTGTTCTTAACGATTCTTCACCTGGAACCTACAACGTAGGACAAGGTATGAGAACAGACGACGCTGAAGGATTGGGTGAGTCAGATCACTTCAACCAGATGGCGTTCAGCATCGAGAAAGTAACAGTTACTGCGAAATCTCGTGCGTTAAAAGCTGAGTACTCACTAGAACTCGCTCAAGACCTCAAGGCAATCCACGGATTGAACGCTGAGGCTGAGTTAGCAAATATTCTCTCTACAGAGATTCTTGCTGAGATCAACCGTGAAGTTATCAGAACTATCTACAACGTTGCTGAAGCTGGTGCTCAAGCAAACGTTGCCACTGCTGGTACATTCGACCTTGATACCGACTCAAACGGTAGATGGTCTGTTGAGAAGTTCAAGGGTCTTATCTTCCAAATGGAAAGAGACGCTAACGCTATCGCTCAAAGAACTCGTCGTGGAAAGGGTAACATGATTCTAACATCTGCTGATGTTGCTTCTGCCCTAACAATGGCTGGTGTACTTGACTACACCCCTGCTCTTAACTCTAACCTTAATGTAGACGACACAGGCAATACATTTGCTGGTGTTCTTCAAGGTAAGTACAGAGTATACATCGATCCTTATTCTGCTAACGTTGCTGCTAACCAGTACTACGTTATTGGATACAAAGGTTCTTCACCTTATGACGCTGGACTGTTCTACTGCCCATACGTTCCACTACAGATGGTTCGTGCCGTTGGTCAGGACACATTCCAACCAAAAATTGGATTCAAGACTCGCTACGGCATCGTCGAGAACCCATTCTCACAAGGTACAACTCAGGGACTTGGTGCACTTACTAAGAACTCTAACCGTTACTACAGAAGAGTTAAGGTTTCTAACCTTATGTAAGAAGAAAGGATATAATTCCTTTAACAGAGAGACTCCTTCGGGGGTCTCTTTTTTTGTCTATATAAAATATGAATTTGTAACAACATATGTTTGATAAATCTAAAAAAGACATTGAATCTAATGATCCATATTATAAAGGAAAACTTCATGATGCTCAAAGGAAAAAAAGTGGTTTAGAAATTACTCATAAATTTGAAAAAAATGAATTTTGGTCAACACCTATTTGGACAGTTACTTACGATAATATTGATAATAGAGAGATAGAAAAATACGTAAGGGAATTAAGATTTGATGGACCAGGAGCAGGTATATATTATGGTCCTTTATTGGAATCTACATATACATCGCAAATAACATATGCTGCTATAATTAAACAAATTTACTTATCATTATTTTCAATAAAATTTAATGTACCACTGGTAAAAATAAATGATTTTAAACCAAAATTTTATATATGCCAACCAAATGGTTGTAGTTCTTTAGAACATAATTGTATGAATGATAAGGGACAAGAACATGATATAACTGTAATGTATTTTGTAAAAGTTCCTAAAGAAAATATACCCACAATTTCTTTTAAAGATCCTAGAACATTAATCGTAGCAAATTCTTTTTTTAGAGATAATTTTGGTACTGAAGATGTTCAATATGAACCATCAGAAGGAACAGCAGTAGTATTTCCACCTTATTTGGAATCTAAAGTTAATATAAATTTATCCAATGAAGATTTAATTTATTTTAAGGCTAATATGTCATTGAGTCTTTTGGGTGATTGGGTTAATCCAAATGAATGAATAAATACAAATAAAACTAATAATGGCTTCGTCTGGACCTTTTGTAACACAAATACAAAATAGGAATTATCTATCTGGTATAGGTTTTAAATTTAACCTTGCAAAGCATCCTAAAGTTGATTTCTTTTCAAATAGTGCTAGAATACCAGAAGTTAATTTAGCAACTGCAGTTCAGTCAACATATTTAAAGGATATTGATATACCTGGCGAGAAATTAACATATGGTGATTTTACATTAAAATTCTTGGTTGATGAAAATATGGAAAACTATATGACTGTATATAATTGGTTAGTTGGATTAGGATTTCCAGAATCTACAAAAGAATATAAAGATTTAATTACCGATACAAAAG